TCATCACTGAAGCTCAGTAAAAACTTGCCCTTTATCCTCTTGCAGACCTCAAATAATCTCTTCTTGAACTCTTCAGGCTCCTCATTCTTTATATCCTCATCCATGTATGGAGGATCAAGGTAGAAGAACGTATCAGGACTGTCATACTTCCTTATTATTTTTGCAAAGTCTTCATTTTCAATAATAGTATTCTTTAAACGCTTTCTATAATCCTCAGGATGTGTGATGTAACCGCATCTAGTCCTCTCATCCTTCCTATGCGCAAAACTTTCCATGCCTCCTCCATAAGAGTGCATGTTGAGGTATATAAGCTTGTAAGCTCTCTCTACATCATCTCTGGGATCTAGCTTCTTAAGCTTGTTGAATCTCTCCTCAGATGGAGTGTAATCCATACTCTTAAGCTTCTCTAACTGCTCATCAGATGCATTCTTCAAGAATCTCAATAAGAACACATATCTCTCGTCTATATCGTTCAACACTTCCTTGCTTACCGGTTCTTTCCTCCAGAATAAAGAGGCTCCACCTGCAAACGGCTCTACATAGACCTTGTGAGGAGGAATATTCTCCAGAAATATCTGAACTTGCCTGTCCTTACCTAATGGATGCGCGAAAGGCTTCTTCATCTTCTTTATCTGAACATCGTTGATCTTCACCTGAGCGCCTTGTGGTCTGATATACTCTTTAGGCTCATCGAACTTCTTGAATGTGAATTTATAGATGTAGTACCGAGTCCTATCTCCCCACCACTCCTCAGCTTCCTTATCAGTCACGAGGTGATACTTCTTCAGGTTCTGGAATCCATTCTCGTCCACCTCAGTTATCCCTGTAAGCGTTATTATCCCGTACACTTTATTACCGCATAAGTACATGGGCTGATACAAGAGATTATCGTATCTCCTAGCCTTGACTATCAGAGTCTTCATGCCTTTCCATATCAGCTTCGCATGTGGTTCTACAAGATACAGACCGTCTAAAGCTTTTGAAAGATATACATCCTTTCTTGATAATCTTCTTGAAATTTTACGAAAAAGCTCCTTGCCATATTTGTTGTATTTCTCAGGATGAAATTCAATACCTCTCTTGTGCAGCTCTTCAGCTATTCTCGTAGCTACATCGATTATCTCTTTATAGTTTACTCGAATCTTCTTTCCCTGCTTCTTCGAAGAGTAATATGCGAAGCACCACCGATAATCATCTTTAAGCACATCAGTGGATTTAGACTTAGGTTTATATGTCTTTATCTCTGAGAGCTTCATTATTGAGGCTCGCCCCTTGTACCGTGAGGCCAACGCTCTACGGTCGATCCTTCTATTACTCTCTCGCTTGCATCGCTCACTTTAGGCTTCTGCTTAGCTTTCCCCTTAGGTCTCTTCTTCTCAGGTAATTCTTCCTGTGTTAACGTAGGTTCTAATGGTATAACGAGCTTGCCGTACTCATCGAACCTCACATCGAACCCTGCACTCCTCAGAGTCAGCAGTACATTCGCGTCTATCTGCCTTATCTGAGCTTCCCTGAGCTCGTCCTTCTGCTCTATCGGGTTGAACTTGAAGAGCCAATCAGTTATGCCGAACTTTGGAAGCAAGAAGTTGTTGAACATCTCCTCCTTATCCCTCTGTATCTCCTTGATAGTTCTGTTCTGTACTTCGAGTTTGATGTAAGGAGCAACAGATGAGCTTCGAGTAGCCTTAGTAGGCAGTCCAAGGAATACCGTCTGAACTCCGAATACCGAGCATATAGACTGGATGTAAGTCATGTAGAACTCTAATGACTGCATCTCGCCTAATGAGGGCATAGCCTTAATGAACTGTATTGGCTGTTCAGAGCCGAGCATAAGCGTTCTTATCGTCTTCTTCGTCCTGAGAAGTCCCCTCACATTCTCAACTTCTCTCCTCTTGATGTCAGCCTGTATCTCAGCCTGCAATGCCTTTATCTGATCCTGAGAGTACCCCGGAAAGTTCAGTATACCTCCAAGCTTCCCCTCGCTGTACGCATCTAAGTTGTACTCGTCCATCACCTTAATCGTATGTATGAGATCCCATACCGCGATAAGCTTAGGCCTTCCATGCAGCTCAGGCAGGACTCTACCGGTAGAACCGTGTATCATCCAGTCTTCTGAAGACCTAGCAGTTATCTCTCCATTCACTACTTGAACGTAAGCTGTGCGCTCTAACGGAAGACCGCATTCTGGACAGTTACCTGGTTTCGTGTAATACTTATCCGGAGTATAACATACGGGACAGTAATACTCATCAACGCCTAGTCTTCCATACTCATCAGCTATTGGCACCCAGTACCTCGAATCCTCAACCCTTATCTCAGCTGGTCTTATAACAAGATTACCATCTTTGTCTTTCATCTTGGCTGGCAGTATCGAGACGTACCAATCATCAGCTATTATGTCGTGGTATACGACGCTCCTCATCAGGTCTCCGAATGAGTAGTCAGAATTTGGATGTTGAATGAGTCTGTCGAACATGCGAGCCTGAGCCTGACTCGGAGGTCTCGTCTTGCTGCCACATATTGGGCACTCTTCGATTGTCTCATGAAACTCAGCTCCGCATCCCGTGCACTTCCTCTTGAATCTGGGCTCTCTCCTCCATCCGGGTCTCACGACCTCCTGAGTTATCACTCTGACTATCGCCTGTATGAGCCATGACTCTTCAGCCACATCATAGATCGTCTGATAGTTCCACTTCGGTATTCTCAGCTGAGGTTCAGGACTCAGGTGATAAGAAGGAATGACTGACCTGGTTGATTTCTCTATGATTGCTGGAGGTTTCTCAGTCACCCAGGGCAATCTACTCCACCTTCTTCTCTACAACTATCTCTATTCTTTCTAATAAGACGCTTTCAGTTATATCGACACCATTTATTAAGATCTTTAATTCATCAAGATTCGCATCCAATCTCATACCAAGTGCTTCAATAATTCCATCTTTATCGGCATAGAATACTCGTTTCTTCATCTTGATCTATCCCTAAACAAATAAATACTTCATAGATTAAAAGCTTTCCTACGATGTATTTAATATGTTATATTAAATATGTTGTATTAAAATCATTACCACTCCAAGAATGCAAATCCGGGAAGAGAAGAACCCTTCCTCAAACCCCATGCAGCCAGAGCTAACGCTATCACGCAGTCATCATGGAATCCCTTAGGAGCACTGTACTTGTGCTTGCCGCTTGAAGTAGTCTCAACGCCGAACACCTCAAGCTCGTTCAAGAGCTCAGGTATTTCAGGGAATGTTATCTCACCTTGCTCAAGCATCAGCGCTAAGTTGTCTATCAGGGCTATCTTCTTGCTGGGACTCAGATAATAAGGCTTCACCCTCGTGTACATCTGGAGTATAAAGTCGTAGATGGGATCTCCTAAACCCGTAGAGTCTAAATAGAGTTCAGCGTTATACTGACTGACCAAGTTGATAACCCTCTTGACCTGAAGAGGCCAATCTACGCTCTTGAACCTATCAAATGCAACGAGGTGACCGTATTCGTCCAATACGCACACTACGGTAAAGTCCGTCCTCTTGCCGAAGTCAACTCCAGCTACGTAGCTCTTCTCATCACTTGGAGCCTCAAGTTCTCCCTTAATGTTTATTATCTTATTATTGTTAGGATTCCTCCTGAACCTGAACACTGAACCCAAGTCAGATAAGAACTCAGCTCCGTACTCCTGCCTGAACAGTCTCTCAGGCATACCTCTCCTCGCAGACTCTATCTCCTTAGGATCGATGAACGGATTAGTCCAGGTCGGAAAATGAAAGCTCTCCCACTCTTCTCCCTTGATATTACCCATCATATACACTTCATAGAACCAGTTCATGCCCTTAGGAGTCGAGATGAACAGAGCTTTACCAAACTTATCTGGATCAGATAGACGAGGTCTCACACACTCAAACCACACCTCTCGCTTCATCCTCGCACACTCGTCCAATACAACGAAGTCAAGTCCTTGAGCTCTGAGATGCTCGTAATCCTCAGTGCTCTTGAACCATATCCACGCATCATTGACCATCTTCACAGCTTTCTCAGAATGGTTTATCTTGGCTATTAACGCCTTGGGTATCTCTTCTAAGAACATCCTCCACGCTACTAATACCTCTGACCATGAAGGAGCTAACCACCATATCTTCGCCTTAGGCTTGCCGAGGTACCACAGGCACTCATAGATAGCCATCTTAGTCTTGCCCCAACGAACACCAGCCCTCACCACTCTGAACCTGGCCTTACTCCTGTGCACTCGAGCCTGACCCGGATGAGGCTTATAATCAACGATTACTTGCTGGATTGACACTCCTTCATCTCCTTCAGCTCTGACTCCACGAGGTCATACTCCTTTGACAGAACCTTGAGCAATCGATTTATCTTGATCATCTTCTTCTGACAGCACTTCTTCTCCTTTATGAGGAACTTCGCTATGGCTACTGCGTCCTTCCTAGAGAGCATCAGCCTTCCCTTAAATAATCACTTATTCTAGGAGGCTTAAATAGGTAGTGGTGAATGGTTATTCTGTCGTGGTCATCTATGAAGAGTATGACTCCTCCTATATGAGGCTGCATCTTACCATATAATCTAATCGTACCCTTGTATGGAAACCATGCACACCATCCCGGTACCTGAAGTATGTGTTGATTAGGCAAGTGTATGTGGATAAAGCGGTGCCAGTGAGCTCTGACCACTATATCAGGTAGAAAGTCAAGATCTCCCAATCCGTAAGCTGCAGCTTCAAATAGAGCTTCCCTATCCATCAGTGTAGTTCTGTAGATAGCAGCTCCAGATACTCCATGCGCAAGGTTAAGTATTCTATTCGTTCCCTTGAGCTTGATGTTAGCCATCAAACCGTGGAAGTGAGATTCCTTCGCTACACTCCCGAGTTCTTTGGTTATGTCGTAATGAATCCTCGTATCTATGGACTCATGGTATAAAGTACCAGATAGAGAGTGCACTATCCGATTTTCACAGATTTTCGATAACAGACTGACCGCAGCATCCTTCTGCTCGTCTAAATCAGCAGTTACTGTGCCTACGCCTCTACCAGCTGGATTATTTCCCTGTATTATATCACCTAAGAGGATAATTGTATCGACTCCCCATGCGTCACAGATCTTCTCCCATTCCTTCCAGTATTCGTAAAGCTTTATCTGACCCTCATTTCTCATGGCACCTAAATCATTTCCCTGTTTGCTTATGATATTGGGAGGAAATATCGCATACCTCGAACCAACATGAGTGTCAGCCACGAATGCTACTATGCGCTTGAAGTTAGTTATCAATTTCCTAGGCTTCTCAGGTAAAGACCATCTCGGATTCATCCTTCATAAATCTCCGTCAGTTTCTTAAGCAATTGATAATCAACCTGACCTTCAGGGAATCTAAGACCCAGCATTCGTGCCTTCTGCTGTACTGAATGCGCTGATCTGTTTAATGCCTTAGCGAGTTCAGGAGTTGGTATCCTCCCATACCACTCCCTTAGAACATCCTCCTCTTCTTTAGACCAATATCTAGTCATTCGCTTCTTTCTCATCCTTTCCTCTCCTAACAGGTATCTTAATAACGAAAGCTTCCTCCTTCATTTCCTCACCCAATCCGGCTCCCCATACAACTTCAATCCTTGGAGGAGATACTTCTTCCCCTAACAGCTTCGATCTATCTTCGAGTATCCTCAGGAAGTCCTTTATCGTCATCTGCTCGAAGAATTTATCCGGGTTCTGACTGAAATATTCCAAGAACTGATCGTAATACTCGATGGTAGACTTTATCTTCTCTTTAGTGCCAGCTTTCTTCAGCTTCTTGAACTGTCTTATCTCCTCGGCTAGGTGATTCTTCTTATGCCTCCTCACTGAGTCGTATGGGAGATTGAACCTCTCTGCTACAGTCTTTATCGGAACTCCCTTCAGCAATAACTCATTTATCTCCACGACATCTGGATGTTCGCATGTGAGGCATACACGAGGCATCTTCAATCACTCAAGGTCTCAATAACACAACTCTATGTAGATGCACGGAATCTCCAGCTCTCTCCATCCACTTATCCACTGACTCATATCCAGACTTACTGACATAATCTTCAAGCATGTCCTTGTTGAAGACTCTCCCTATATACTCGACCTTCACCAATCTTCCAGTCTTGGGAGGATTCAGTACGAGCTTGCTCAGAAGCACATAAGTCCCATTTTTTATGGACTTCCTGAGAGTAAATACTTCTCCATGCGTCATCAGCTGGTTGAAAGCCTTGGGATAATTAAACCAGATAACTCCTTCTACCAGCTCAATCACCAATCGCTTATAACTCAAACTCATATTTAAGTCTTGTACTATCTTAATTTATAAATATATATTTATAAATTAAACTTAGAAAGCTTTATATCAAGACCGAACAAGATTAAGTTGATTGAGATGAGTTATGGAACTGTGGTCAAGGGAGTAAAAGACTCAATTCTGAATGCGATCAAGGCGACTACATCGTTCAGCGCATCTAATACGTTTGCTGATTATTACAGGAGCTTGGAGGGAATCTCGTATCCAGTCGCGTTCTTGAGGCTTAGAGAAGACAGGCATGAGATGAGTGGTCCTTCACACACATATCATCATTTGATATGGAGGATAGAGCTTCATAATAAGGGAACAGGCACTGAATCGGACTTAGAAGACATAATAGACTGCGTTGGAGAGATAATAGACCGAATAGAAGATGATAGGACGTTAGGCAATTCTAATATCCAGACCACTGAAGTGATAAGGGTATCGTATTCGTGGAGGAGAGCTCAGTCAGCTGTGTTCTACTATGCGTTCATAGAGATAGATACACAGGTAATACGGGTTTCAGCATAAGGTTTTAATACCTCCAGCTGCTAAAGATAAATGAATGATAACTGATGAATGAGTGAGTGAGTTGCCGGTCTACATAGAGTATCACATAGATAAGCGCTTAGAAGAGCTTCCATCCGTTCTGAGACAGGAAGATCAATTCTGGGAGAGATTACTCAATAGAGTTGGAAGAGAAGGAGTCAGAATTATGAGAGAAGAAGCTCCCGTAAGGACTGGCAGACTGAGGGAGCTCATTCATCACGAAGCTGATGTTAATAGAAGAGAAGTCCATGTCAAGTGCGAAGCTGACTATGCAGCTGCGGTTGAGAGAGGTACTAAGTCTCATAATATAATTCTTTCTAAACCTCTTAGTCTCAGAGATAAAGCTATCAAAGAAGGTAAGAAAAATTTATACTTCAGAGCTGGTACTGTGCTTCATCATCCTGGATCTAAGCCCAATCCATTTGGTCGCAGAACGAGGGATAAGCTGGCTGACAGAGTTGATGATATAACTTCAGAAGAGGTGGAGAATTGGTTAGGCACATCTCGCTGAGGCTGTCTACATGAGAGGCAGTCCAGTAAGGAGGATAGGAGGAAATGACTAGATTCATAGGAATAGGGAAGGAATCTACGTACAGGACAGCTGTCACCGTGACCGAGTACATCAACGTGATAAGCGAGAGCATCGTACCAGACTGGGACAGAGTGAGGCTTGAAGAAGCTGGATACAGATTCGCTACTGATAAGCTGCCAGGCGGCTTCAAAGAGACGGGCAATATAGACCTCTATGTGGATGCAGAGAGCATAAGTAAATTCTTCGAGGGATTGCTTGGGGATGTATCAACAGATGACGATGGAGCATCACCTCCCGTAGCATACAAGCACACAATAACTCCAGCTACTTCACTGCCCTCATACACCCTCGAGATATTCCCTGAATCACCAGCTGACTATTCGAGACAAGTGTCTGGTGTAGGAATACTTTCCATGAGATTAGAGGCAGAAGCTGGATCTCCAATAACGGCTACTGTGGGCATATTGGGTGCTAAAGAAGAGTTAATATCTCCGTCAAGTACAACCCCAACATTCGCTAACGTGTCTCCACTACCATTCAACAACTCATCCGTAGAGATGGATGACTCTGCGATAGCTACAGTCGAAGCATTCAGGCTTGACATCTCTAATACGATACCAGACGATGCATTCGTTCTCAACGATATGTTCTTGCCTGCGCTGAGATTGGAAGGAGGAGAAATAACCGGAGAGATGGATTTAGCTTTCACTTCATGGAGCTACTATCAACAGTTCTATGGGTCTTCATCTGCAACTGAGCCTTCTGAGACACCTGATACAGTCAAGATAGAGCTGATAGCGACTGGAGGATCTACTGGGTCTTCAGGCACAGGATATGAGAACTACAAGCTGACAATAACACTACCAAAGTGCAGGCTTGATACATCGAATGCGAACTTTGATAGGAGATCAAGGATAGTACAGAGATTGGGATTCGAAGCACTGTATGACACATCGAGTGGTTACGCAATACAAGTAGAGATAGTCAACACCAAGTCAGCTCCTTAGGTGAGTGATATGGTCAAGAAGGTTACTTCGCCTAAGGAATACAGAAAGAAGTCTCCACGCTCCAAGATAGTAGAGACTCCATCAGGTGCTGTCTTCAAGATAAGAGAGATTGATGTGCTCACATTTGGAGAGCTTCAGAAGTTCTATGCGAAGATGCCGAGTGGACAGGTGAACGCTCAGAATGTCATCGATTACTTGCCTGAGCTTGCTAGAATACTATTACCAGCTGGGGTTGAAGAGCCAAGAGTAGTCGAGGGAGAAGCATCTGAGGATACATTGTCAATCGATGAGATAAGAGTCGGTGACAAGATAGCCCTCATATTCGAGATAATGGACTTCAGCGGAATAAGTGAGCTGGCTGAGAAATTACCCCGTTCCTTTCGCAGAAGGACCTCTGGGAAGACTCGTAGCTAACATGAGTGTACTGCTGCACATAAGACCTTCTGAGCTGGTCGAGTACGAGGGGACTTCGATAGAGAAGCTGATGTTCGATGCGATGGTGCTGTCCAAGGCTGATGTGACTGAACCTACGAGCACGAGAGAGCTGATCAGAAGATCTAGGGCGAGGATGGGTATCTATGTCTGAGAGAAGGATAGACATATTAGTAAGGTGGATGGAGGAGCAGAAGGAAGTAGGCAATAAGATAGTGGACAAGCTCAATGAGATATCAGCTTCCTTAGAGAAATTGAATATTGTCTCTCAGCAGTCGAATAAGACAATGTTATATGGTCTTTCAGCTATATACGACAAGATGTCGAGAGGGACTAAGGTAACACAGCGAATAGGAGAGAGCACGAGGAATCTAAATCGACGGTTTGATAGCTTAGGAAGGCGAATTAGTTATATAGGATGGCGTCTATCATGGATGGCTTACCGACTGATGATGATGGGCAGGATCATTACGAGGTGGATGCTGAGACCCGTAAACTTCGCTATACAGTCTTTGACAAATTGGGAGAGATCGCTTGATACCGTTGCGACGACTATGGGATTGTTAGCAGCTACTGGACAGCTTACGGGAGAGAGACAAGAGTTCCTGCAGAGGACATTGGAAGGTCTGATGGAAGTTGGTCCTAAAGTTCAAGGTGCGTTTCAATATGTGCAGTCCGCGATGATTGGTCTTGCTATTGAGGCAGGAGAACCATTATCAGAGTTCTTCTTCGCGATAGGCGACCTCATCTCTTCATTAGCTCCCATGGTCTCTGAAGAGCTTATACCAGCTATAACTGAGCTTGTACTGGCTGCCAACCATCAAACAGATAGCTGAGATAGCGTTACCTCCATTCATCGAGGGATTGAGGATGGTCACTCCGCTGTTGATGGGTATGCTCCAGTGGGTATCTCCTCTCATACCTATATTCGCTAAAATAGCTGGAGCTCTCTTACCGCTCGCCCCACTCTTCACGGCCATAGGCACAGCTCTCTATTTCGTCACTCCGATACTTCAAGCATTCGGTTCATTCTTAGATCTACTACCAGGCAGTCTCCTAAGCTCTTCAGTTGCGTCTCAAGGGCTCGGTGCAGCTCTCAGCACTCTGGGACCAATAATAGCTGCAGTGGGCTATGTTGTAGCGGGTATAATAGCGTGGTGGGATGAGTTAGTCGAGATATGGAATCTAACCGTTGGTCCTGCTATCAACACCCTCATGAGCGCATTTGGAGACTTAGGAAGTGCGATAGGGGTCTCAGTTGATTGGATGCAGTTACTGAAGTATGCGACCTGGCCTGTATACGCTGCGTTATCAGGGTTGATGATGATAGTGAGCAGTGTAATACATCATGTCGCAGAGCTCGTTAGGTGGATAGCGTTCTTGGAGAGGAAGTTCCACTTTATACGAAATACGATAAATTTAGTGAATGGAGCTTTCAGTGGTTTCAACTCCGCGCTGAGTTCTGGTATACGCGGAGTCGCAGATTTCATAAGCAGAGTCTGCATCCCTCATACAATGATGGATATATTTGAGAAGACGAATATGGCTACGAGGTCATTACAAGGATTTCATGAAGAGTTGAGGAGGACTGAGGCTGGAATAATGAGGGTTACATCC